CAATCAACGCATGAACTTGATGATGCAGTCATGACAACAACTGCTATCGGCACAGCGTTCTCGAAGAAAGGGCAAGCTCAAAAGCATTTCAATCAAGGCATGAGAAAGCATTTGGAAAGGGTTGAATAATATGGCAATAGCAGGGCGGATTGAATACGAAATAACCGTCAATCAGTCAGGACTTACCAAAGGGCTTGATGAAGCCAAAAAAGAAACAAACAAGTTTGCCGATACTTTAAAAAGCGCAGGTAAGGCAGGCGCAAAGGCATTGGGCGGTGCGATTGTCGCAGGCGCAACGACTGCTTCTGTCGCAATCGTCAAATTAACGAAAGATGCCATCAACTCATATGCAGAGTTTGAGCAGTTGAGTGGCGGTATCGAAGCTATGTTCGGCGGTATCGAAGAAGGCTACGAACAAATTGCGCAAGTGAATAAGTATGCAAGCGATGCGTGGAAAAATCTCACGATGTCGCAGAACGAATACTTCACGAGCTTTTCTTCTTCATATCCACTAATGAAGGCGGATATTGATGACGAAAATGAAGCTATCGAAGCGACAAACCGATTGTTGAAATTGAATAGCGATTTGTCTAATACGTTTGGCTATTCGATGGAACAGGCATCGACCGCAGTGAATTGGGCATTGAAAGGCTCATTCAATTATATCGACAACTTAAATCTTGGTATCAAAGGCACGCAGGAAGGCTTCCTCGAAGCGGCTCGGTCTGTTGGATACATGGTTGATGATGTCAAAGAATTAAAGAGCCAAGATATTCTCGATATTCTCGAAAAATACGCAGACAAGTTCGGTGTAATCGATAGAACAGCCAATGAGGCACTTGGCACACTACAAGGCTCAATGAAGATGGTAAAAGCATCATGGAGCAACATGATGACAGGCATTGTTGATGATGGTGCAGATTTCGATAAGCTCATGGACGATTTTACGGAATCAGTATCGGCTCTCGGCAAAAACCTTCTACCTAGAATCAAGACCGCAATATCTGGTGTGGTAAAGATTATTTCGACACTTGCACCGCAAATCATTCAGGAATTGCCGACTATCATCAATGAGCTTCTGCCTGCGATTATCGAAGGCGCAAAAGTCCTTGTTTTGGCACTTATCGAGAATCTTCCAGACCTCATGAGGATTTTCATCGATAACATAGACGTAATCGTTCAAGGTCTTGTCGATATTGTGTTTGCTCTTATTCCTCGATTACCAGAAATCTTAATTCTGCTTGTCGAAGCGATAATCAAGGCAATCGGCTCGCTCATCGCAAGCCTTGCGAATAATATCGGCAAGATATTTGTCGATATGTTCAAGCCTGTCGGCGAGTTCTTCTCAAAGCTGTTCGCATCGTGGGGCGATTTCGCAGATGCGATGCTCAAAGGTTTCTCAGATTTCGGCAACGGCATCAGGCAGGGCTTAGAGAATATCGGCAAATGGTTTCGTGATGTCTTTCAGGGCATTTGGGATTTTGTGACGAGTGTTTTCAAGAACATCGGCGATTTCTTCGCAGGTGTGTGGAACACCATCGCAAGCATCTTCAACGGCATCGGCACAGCAATCGGCGAAGCGGTAAGCGGTGCATTCAAGGCGGTCGTCAATGGCATCTTAGGATTCATCGAAGGCTTTATCAATGCACCAATCAATATCTTGAATGGCTTTATCGATGCTATCAACTGGGCATTCGGCTTCATTGGTGTCAATCTCGGCAAAATCGGAACTATCAAACTTCCTCGCATGGCGGAAGGTGGTATCGTGCCATCACGCAACGGCGGACAGCTAATTGTCGCAGGCGAGGGCGGTCAGGACGAATGGGTCGTTCCTGAAAGCAAGATGGCAGACATGATTCAAAAGATAAATGAGAGAGGCGGAACAGGAAGCGGAATCACAATCAACATTCAAGGGGTGTTCGCAACATCTGATGCCGAGCAACGAGCAGTTGCCGAGCAGATATACGACAAATTACAAGAAATCAATAAATCAAGAATGGGGGCTTACCTATGATATACAAAATGGAATTATCCGATTCGGTCGATGACATGATATTCGAGCTTCTCGAAGTGCCAATCGAAGATAAGGACGTAACAGGAATCGCAGACAATACAACGATTGACGGCAACGTCTATCGTGATTACTTGTGGCTCAAGAAACAATGGACGCAGAAATGGAGTATCATGTGTCAAGCTGAATACGATAGGCTTCGTGGCTTTTGGCTTCGTCAGTTCGGCAATGCTGAAACTCCGTTCTATCGTCTATTTTATGGCGACAATGTGTATGAAGATAAGACAGGATACACCGTCAATGGCTTCGTGCAAATCAACAACGATGCCGTGTTATACTCCCCCCTCTCTCTTACCCAACTCACAGGCAACGCAAGCCAAAAAACAATCGACGGCAAAAACTTGTTTAATATTGGCGATATAGTCGACTCGTCTAATACGACATATACGCAAGACGGATGGGCAACGGCGACTTATGATAATACAAGCGGCGCATCGTCAGCATTTTGCAACTTTATGACAGATAAAATTCCAGAGTCTATGATTCCAGTAGATACGCCATGCACAGTAGTAGCTGAAATTAAATCTGTTACAGGCACAGGAACGCTTTACGTTACATCGTCTAATAGCGCTACGCAGTTCACACCACAGAAAAGTTATTCTTTTGATTTATTACACAACGGCATGATAATCGTAGACGATATTACATCTAAATCAGACTATACGGGCGTTAACAGGTCTACAAGGTCGTATGTTCGCTATCAGGCCGGCGAGAGCGGTTCTATTACATATAGAATATCGGTCGTCAAAGGTACAGGCCAAATAACGCCACAAAACTTTGTCTATACGCCTTTTGTCGGTGGCACAGACTCCCCTAACCCCTCCTACCCTCAAACCGTCAATGTTGTGAGTGGTGGGCAGACGGTGGTTATATGTGGCAAAAATACACTCTCTGCTCCGAGCGACTATACCGAAGATAGAGCAGGGCTTATCTTCACTTGTACAGATGGTGTCTATAATATCAGCGGTCAAGCATCGAGTGGCACACAAACAAGCGACCACATACTTACACAGCCATACACTATCAGAGAGGGCGATTATTTACATCTCTGCAACGATTTCACATCAACTGTTATCCAAATCGCTATCGTGTTCTCTGATGGAACATTCTTTAATAGAAGCCCTGGCAACTCATTAAACCGCATCGAATCTATGTCTAGCGTTGTCGGTAAAACTGCCGTCAAAGTCCGCTTTTACTACAACCCAAACTACACCATCGAAGGCAACATTAAGCCAATGATTCTAAATAGCGTGTCAACTACCACCGCCTACGAGCCATATCAAGGGCAGAGCTATACTATCGACTTAGGCTCGCTCGAACTCTGCAAAATCGGCACATATCAGGACTACATCTGGAACGACAACGGTACTTGGAAGATTCACAAAGAAATCGGAAAGGCACAGCGTAAGATATTCCCAAATGCAATCGCACAGGACGGCTCATCTGGCTATAATGCCACATCATATTATGGAGTTTTCTTTATCCAGAAAACCGATTGGAACGCACAAGGTGGCGATTATGATAACGACATCGCACTCGCTCGCATGTCCGAGAATATCGGTCAATATGTCGAGCAAAATGTCCCAGCCAATGTCCAAGCCAACTCAATGCAAGATGGCACTTTTTGCCAACGCACAGGCACAAATGACCGTATTTACTTCCGATGTAGTTCTCTCGCAGGTAAGACAGGCGCAGACCTAAAGGCGATACTAGATGCTCAAGGTGGCGCACAGTTCTACTATCTTCTTGCCACTCCAACAGACACAGCCATCACAGACAGCGACCTTATCGAGCAGTTGAACTTTGTGGCATCGCTATATGAAGGTGTGAATAATATCATGCTGATACCGAGTGCAGGGGAGCAGGGGGAAATCAACTTCAAGTATCGGCTCAACTACGAGGAAGAACAGGACATCGTGCCAAAGACTCCTGTCGTCCTTACGCTCACAGACGGCGGAGTCATCAACCCTTGTGGCTGTCGAGAAAATATCCAACTTGTGATGCGTGAAACCGAAGGAGGGTCAGAATCGTGATTTCAACCACAGACGAGTTTGCTTCTGTTGCTAACGGAACAATCCGTCCGTTGGCTCTGAACGCAAAAATATCATTCACAAAGAATCGTGATGACGATATATCATGGTTTATTCTCGACCAGTCAATCCTAGATGGCGCAGATATTCTCGCAACTGATGCTTCCGATACCATTCAGCTTTGGGACGCTTACGAATGGGACGATGTGTCAAAAGATGTTATCGGCATGAACTGGAGTCGTTCTGTGGCGTTTCCTTACAACGTCCAGAGCGCACTCTGCGAACTCCAACTCAATAACATCTCGCAGAAATACACATACGGCAATACATCTTCGCCATACAGCGGATATATCCTGCCAAAACGTCCAATGCGAACATACGCAGGATTCAAGAAAGTCGGTGTGGCGGAAGTGGTGCCTGTCTTTGTCGGTCTTACGCAGAAAATGCCGAAATATAGCGGTTTGAATGACTCACAGGCAACATTTTCCGCACAGGACTTCCTATCCGAAATCGCAGAAACGCAGTTGAACGAAACCGTCATGCTTCGCAACGTGAGAACGGACGAGGCAATCGCTACAATCCTAGACGCTTACGGCATGGACTCATCAATGTATGATTTGGCTCGTGGTATCAACGTCATTCCGTTCCTCGTGTTTGAAAAAGGCTTAAACGCAGGCAATATCTTACAGAAGCTTGTCCAAGCTGAAAACGGTGCCTTGTGGCTCGATGAGAAAGGCATTATCCGCTTCGAGCCTCGCACCGCAGACGTTGGCAAAACTCCTGTCATGACATTCGATAAAGACAATATCGTTACGCTATCGCCATCACGAACTGATGGCATCGTGAATCGTGTGAAAATCAAATCAGACATCAGGGAAGTTCAGGCGAATCAGCCGATATTCTCGATGATAAACGAGGACGGATATACGAAAGTGCCTGACGAGGATTCGTATCGAATCCAAGCCAATGGCAATCTAACTGTATGGCTATCGATGGACGACCCAATATGGACGGCATCACTAAATCCGACTTTAAACGGCTCGTCGAACGATTCAGCATTCACAGCCTTAGATTTGAGCGGAAACGCTATTACAAGCGGAATCACAGCGTCAGGGACGCTATTTTCCGACAGCATCAAGCTCGATTTCACAAATGCCACAGGCAAACCTGTTTCGATTTCGTTCTTAGAGATTTGGGGCGAGCCTGCAAAGGTCGTTGATACGATTGAATACAATGCCTACGATGAGGATTCCGTTGAGCAGTTCGGCGAGATGATTCTCGATATTTCTGACAATAACTGCTTTGGCTCATATCAGAACGCAGACTCATATGCGATGGATATATTAAAGCGCAGGGCAGGCTATTCGCCGACTATGTCCATGACAGTCAAAGGCAGTCCTGCTTTGCAACTCGGCGATGTCATTCATCTCAACTATAAGTATGAAGGCGATTACAAAGTGGTTGGAATTAAATCTGCCATCACAAACAATGCAGGTTTTACCACCGCACTCACGGTTGAACACTTTACCTTGATGACAGCGTTCAAGCTTGATGTATCAATATTAGATGGAACGGACGTTCTGATGTAGGAGGAATCATGGCTATCATAAAAGAAGTTCAACATAGTGGAAGCGTTAGAACATCAACGCTTTCAGGCAATATCGAGCTGAACGAAGCGAAGGGCGAGTTGCTAATAAGAAACGGTGTCCATATCCTCACTCGTGTCGATTCCGAAGGTTTTACTTATGCAGAAGCAAACGGCACGAGGCGAATCCGCATCGGACTCAATCCAAAAGACCAGAGTGTCGGCGATTTCATATCGAAGCCAAATATCGATGTAATTGACGAGTTAGAGGCATAAATGGCAAGGGCAGGAAACTTCCTCATCACTTCGACATTCCCGACCGACAAAATCGTGTGGTTATACGAGGGGAGTGCCGTTACTGATGAGTATGGCGTGATTGAAGAATACATACCAAACAGCCTTGCGCTTGAAATGTTCGTCACAGGGATTTGGACAGTTGATGATTGGAACACCGTCTATATGGCAACCACCACAACTCACAATGGGCAAGTCTATTCACGATATTCGCTTCTTTACTCGTCACGCAACGAAATCATGTTCCGTGCCTATTGCACAAATCCTGATGGAACGGACATGGCAGGCGCAACAGTAAAGTTCAGATTATGGGGATTCTTGAACGAAGCGACAACGCAGGGCGATTTCATTGAAGCCACCGCAGGACAATCCGAAAACCGTTTTATTAAGGACACTCGCACAGGCTATCCAAAACTATTCATGGAAGGTATCGCCGATGCGAGGAATCAGACGCAAATCGTTTATCACAATCTGGGATTCATACCGCTCGTTGAGATTTGGTATGAAATAGACGAAAAGTGGTATCTGCTCGATTACATTGATTTTCCATCGTCCTACGCAGATTGGACAGTCAGACTCACACCAAGCACGTTGGAGTTCAACGGCGAAAGCTACACGAATTACCGATACTATTACAGGATATACGCAGATGAGTGAATATAGACCATCACGCTACATACAGCACAGCGAATATGCAACCGTCAAAACATACGATATTGTTACTGCATCAGTAACCGTTCCTGATACCGTCACAGTTGATGATATGACCGATGCCGTTTATTCGGTGGATATAGCTTTGCCAACAATTAAAGGCATCGCTTGGCGAGCTATCGTAACATCAGACAAATATACGGAAGGTATCAATACTCCGAGCTTTCTCGTGCCATGCACAATTGACGAGATGGGTTATCAGTTCGACTCATTCTATTACGGCGAAGTCTTACGCATCTCGCCAAACGTAGCGCAACTTCGGCTCGTCCTGTCGTGCGCTCATCTTGACACGGCAACATATACGAATTGTGGGCAAACATTCACAGTGAAGCTACAACCTTACTTATCGCCATTCGATGCCTAGCCACCCCAACGAAGGAAACAATGAAACTATGAACAATCTACTAGAATTAAATCGAATCGCATTATGGAAGCCAAAACTCCTCGATGAACTCACGATGCGTGAAACAGGAAAAGGCAGACCATATTCTGATGGTGGAGTCATAAAACGCACCACCGCAAAAACTTACCGATATGCAAAGAATTACGAGAAGGGCAAACAGAAGTTCTGCCTGTTCGTAATCACTTACAAGAACGATGCGAGCATCGAGGACAAGCTCGATAAAATCGCAAAGAAAATCAAAGTGGCAGAAATAACGTCCGCTCTGGAAACTTCGACCGATTCTAGCTTCACATATACAAATTATTACTTGGAGGAAAAATAAGATGGCAATTGCCGTTCTACCTTACCCGAACATGGACTTCGTTCCGCTCGATGTTCTAACCGCTGACGAGTTAGACCAACTCGTTGCTAATATCAACGCAATCAACTCGGCTACGATTCCGACCAATATCACAGACCTTACCGACAACGTGGGGCTTATCACGAACACGAATATCGGCTATTCAACGAGCGAGAAAGATACTGGTTTGACTTGGACTGATGGAAGCCATATCTACGCAAAAACAGTCCATTTCGGCACGGCACCAAACAATGCAAGCAAGCAAGTGGCACATGGCATTTCTAATTTGGATAAGGTTATCAAGCTCGATGGCTTTGCCGTGAATACGAATAATCAATATTATGCGCTTCCGCTCATGTTTGCTAACTCTGCATATAATACGCAGGTCTATGTCGATGCTTCTTATATCTACATGATAAACACCGCAGACCGTAGCGCATACGATTGTTACGTTACATTGTTCTATACGAAGTCATAGCACCGCCACCCCATGCCTTTGCATATTGAAGGCATGGAAGAAGAAAATCTACACAAGATACCTGAAGTATCAAGCATCGAAGAACTCGCAACCGTCAATGCTAACTCGCAAGAGATACAAAACGAGGTAGGCTGATATGGCATGGAAGCAAGTTTTACCTTTTGACGTTCAGAAGATGGGGACTCGTCAAGGTTATTGTTTAATGAACTGCCGTCTAGGATTTGGAATCCAAAGCGGAACATATAAGTCCGCAAAAGATGACATGGAAGCACAGAAAAAAGAAGGCACGTTCCATACTGACGGATTACCTTCAAACGTTGCCGTTCCTGTCTATTTCGATACGGCATCAAAATATGAACACGTCATGGTTGATGACCATACGAACTTTTATTCTGATGGCAAATACGTTTCTTCGCTCGCAGGTTGGACGATTCTTGGTTGGGGCGAGAAATGTGATGGCGTGAGAGTTGTCGAGCAAGTCCCTGACCCTGCACCGCAACCACAGCCAACGCAAGGCTTTTTGCCTGCTAAGGGCTTCTGGCAGAGAGGCGATAATGACTCTCGTATCGGAAAAATGGATTCATGGCTTCGTGCGACATTTCCTCGCTATACTAGACCATGCGCTTTGGGCAACTACTTCGGCACTTGCACAGAGTCCGCTGTGCGTGAGTTCCAACGCAGAGTTCATTTGACCCCAGACGGCAAAGTCGGAAAGCTGACTTACGAGAAGATGCAACAATATGGATTCAAAGGATAAATAATGAGCATCAAAGACCGAATCGCAAAACTTATCGATGTCAAATCAATCATCACAATCGCTCTCGTGATTGTCTTATGTGTGCAGACAATATCGGGTCAGCCAACGCCTGAACTGTTCAATTCTGCCGTCATGCTTGTACTTGGATTCTTCTTCGGTAAGAAACTCAATGGGAATGACGAAAGTGGCAACGAAATCGAAAAAAAGTAAGTTCGGATGGGAATCCGTTCCTAAGCGTGTTCAAACCGCTTCTGCGGTGCTTGCAAGCATCATAGCGATATGCACCACAGTCGGCTCGGTCTTGGCGTGGTTTGAGCAGAAAATGACCGCTCATCTCGACAACCGAATTGACACGCTAGAATCAACCGTCACGGATATTCGCCTTGATACTGTGCGCCTGCAACTCGATGGATTGATGGCGCATGATTCAGACAACGTTGAATCAATCCTATCTGTTGCCAAAGTCTATTTCTTAGATATGGATGGCGATTGGTACATGACTGAGAAGTTCAAGAAATGGGGCAGAGAACACGATGTTGATTTGTCCGATTTCAACTTCACGAGCCACACCGCAAAATAGCACAATATAAGAGTAAGCAAGCGCACCTTCTTGCTTACAGAGTTCATAACTCCTTTCGTTTTCAAAACAAACACCTCACATCTTACACCGCCGTTCCATCGCAGTTTTCGGCGGTGTTTTTTGTGCGAAAATAAGGCACATTTTTAGAAGATTTTTGGACTTTTTTTGGATTTTGCAAAATTAACAGATAAGAACGTTGTAAAAATTACACGCAAAATCTATTGACATATATACACCAACGGAGTATAATGAAAGTATAAACAACAAGCGAAAGGAACAAAACAATGAAAGCAACTACAACAATCAAACTCACAAAAGAAGAAGCAGAACGCATCGCAACCGCCCTCAACTTCTATCAAGTCGAATACACTATGAAGAAGCGTGAGGAAAAGCCAGAAAGTGAGTTCTGGCACGAAGAATGGTGGAACAATGTTCAACTTTCTACCAGAATCTTTAAAGCAAAACAAAGACTTGCTGACAAATAACAACTAAAGGGGAGGGCAACCTCCCCCACCAAGAAAGGAAACGCAATGGAAAACTTTTATGAACCTGACCACTTCATTTGGTATAGAAGCGATGCGGAGCAAATGCTCAAAGACGGAATTATCGATGAAGAAGATTTCGCAAACGCAGAGATAATTGATGATTATGAAGATTAAAAACTAAAGACAGGGAACAAGAAAAAGACGGTCGTAAGACCGTCTTTTTCAACAACACTCGAAAGGAATATTCTTCCTTTGGAAACGCAAGTCAATTATAACACAGGTTGCCTTAAAACTCAAACCGTGTTAGAATGATATTGTTCGTATGATTGTTTAAGCCACTTGTTTTCGAGTGGCTTTTTCTCGCCAACGCAACAAGCTTGGAGGGAAAATGGAAATCAATCCCGATGCGCCTATAAAGGAATATACAGGCGTGTGGATTCCTGCTGACGTTATGGAAAGCGAAGAACTATCGCCAATGGAAAAGATATTGTATGGCGAGATTGCAGGATTCCGTGAATGCTATGCTTCAAACGCATGGCTCGCTAGTCGTATCGGTCGCACAGAGCGCACCGTCAAAAGACTTTTATCACACTTAATTGAACTTGGATTCATTGAGAAGTGCGGATTCAATGGACGCTTCCGTTTGATTCGTGTATGTCAAAATTGTCATGTCAGCCGTGTCAAAAATGACACCCCTGCCGTGTCAAAAATGACACCCATAAATAAAAGTATAGATAAAAGTATAAATATTGATAAATCAATAGAAGGCAAGCCTTCCGAATATGGTAACAAAGATGTGAATGAGCTATTTTCATATTGGAGGGAAGTTGTAAAAATCGAGCCATCAAACAATAAAGCAAATCGTAATGCTTGCAATACGCTAATCAAACAAAGAGGCAAAGATGGCGCAAAGAAGGTCGTGGATTTGATAGCTAAAGCCATGACGGAACAGTTTGCGCCGAAGGTATCGTCTTTTAACGAATTATACGGCGCATATGGCAAGCTTCCGAAGCTAGATGCGTTCAGCATACGTCTTGAAGCGAAAAACCCCACACAGCGCATTCTAAAGCGGTTTGGTGGCAATTCTACAAACGACACAAGCGAGCTTTCTGACGAGGAACGTCAAAGGACGGCGGAACTCATGAAAGAGGCTCGTAAAAAGCTCTTTGATTAAAAGGTGCGGTCATAAAAGTAACGAAAGGATTTTATGACCAATTACAAGAAACTATGTCGCAACTTAACATATGAACTCGTGAAGAAAGAATCACGATTATCGGAACGGCAGTTGATGCTGTTGCGATGGGAACAAATCGGCGAAGGGAAAATCATATTAAGGCAAAGGGAAGTGCGGATTTCGGAAACAGCCTACGAAGCAATTTTGTCGCTTCCCTGTTCTGATTCTTACGTTTTTGCTCACTCCCCTTCGACCCCTGTTCTTACAGATAAGATGACAATTAAAGAACGCATTTTTGCGTGGTTTTAAGATAGAAAAGTCCGTGATGAGCGGACTTTTTTATGAAATAGGGCAAAATGCTTGACTTTATGAAGCATATGCGTTACAATGTAATTAGTTTGAACGGAAAATCAAACGAGAACGTTTAAAAGTAGAGCAAAAGGACGGTCGAGAAATCGACTTTGGAAGAAATGTATAAAGTCGCACAATGTACCATATAACATTTCTTAAAAAAGTCAAATGTCGAACAATCGAAACCGTCCAGAAAGGGCGGTTATTTTAACAAATAACGGCGAGGGCAATCATACGAACACTTGCCTTGCTCATCTTAACAATTTGGAAGCGCACGAAAAAACAAAAAGAAAGGAATAACATGAAACATTTTATCTACAACTTAGCAGAAAACCATTACTGGTGCTTCTGCGCTTTATATATCACGATATTCGCTATTTTAGCGTTTATCTTTGCATAACGAAAGGAAACGAATGAGAACACTCGAAAACAGAATCGCTGACGAAATAATAGAGTTCGGCGATGGCGATGAATATCGCCGTGACCAATTGGTCGAATCATACATTGAGAACGCAGTCGATGCCTTCTTAGAGGACATGGACTTAGATACTGATGAAGCATACGCAAAAATCTATCCAGTCGTTCTGGAAGTCGCTAGGAAAAAAATCGATTGGGACGCAGTCGATGCCGATTTGGAAGAAAGGCACCAAGACGCACTCGATTGGTTTAACGATTATGAGTTCAATACTTTACCACATTAGGAGGAAGATGTCAGGAACGAGAGAAGGAGGCTTGAAAGCCTCAATCACGAATAAGAAAAAGCACGGCGATAACTTTTACGCAGAAATCGGTCGCAAAGGTGGGAAGAACGGACACACAGGCGGATTCTACAACAATGTGGAGTTCGCTCGTGAAATGGGGGCAATCGGCGGAAAGTTATCCAGACGAGGCAAAGCCAAAGACAAGGAGTAACGATGATAAAAGATACAGGTGTTGTAAATATTCACGGCAAAGACTACAAGACCGTTGCGAAGCGTGTCGATGAGTTCCGTGAAGAACACAAAAGCGAAATGAGTATCATCACGAGCATTATATCGATTGATGAAATGTGCGTTGTGATGAAGGCTGAAATCTTAGACAAAGACGGTCGCACGATTGCGACAGGTCATGCCGAAGAATTAAGAACGGCAAGTCAAATCAACAGAACAAGTGCGCTCGAAAACTGCGAAACGAGTGCGATTGGACGTGCGCTTGCTTGCTTCGGTCTAGCAGGTGGCGAGTTCGCAAGTGCTGATGAGGTTGCAAATGCGATTCAACAGCAAGAGCAAATCGCAAGACCGTCAAACGGCACGAGGTTGAACTTTGATGATGTGCGAGAGCATCTCGACATGATTGACGATGCGGAATCGCTTACAGCATACGGCGAGGAACTGAAAAAGAAGCACCCAAGTATGACAAAGGCGCAAGCCGATGCCATCAGCAAGATGTTCAACAAGCGCAGAGAGGAAATAAGTCAGAATGAAAGTGATTGAAATCGAGCAAGGGAGTGATGCTTGGAAGCGTCTTAGAGAAGGTAAGCTTACAGGCACGAAGATAGGCTCGATATATGCGAAATCACGAAAGGCAGATGCTTTGTTCGATACGAGCAGGCATCTGCTCGGCTTCTATGAATTATTAGCCGAAAGATTGACTGATGCTGATGATTTGTCATCAGGTATCGAGCGTGGCACGGAGTTAGAGTCGGAGGCGTTGAGAGTCGCTTCGGACGAATTAGGAATCGATTTTGTTCATGGCAACGTGTGGGAACTAGACGAGAATCACATTGAATCGCCTGATGGTTATACGAAGGATTTGAAGATAGCCATTGAGATTAAGTGCTTATCAAGCGCAAGGCATATTCAAGCGATATATGACGATATTCCGCCGACCGAATACAGGACGGAATATGCGAACTATTTTCTCGTCAATCCAAAACTCGAAATGTTGGTCGTGTTTCTATACGACCCAAGATTCATCGAGTCGAAACTTAAAACGCATTATTGGTTTTTGTATAGAACAGACTTGGTGCGAGAAATCAAAGCATTAAAGGACATCAAGAAGCTTGTTTTGAAAGAACTAGATGAGGCGGAAAGGAAACTAACAGCGTGAAAGACAACGATATTGTCTATATCGTCAAAAACGCTCAAACCAATGAGGAATTAAGATATTCGCTTCGCTCGGTTGAAGCGAACTTTCCTCATCGTAAGGTTTGGATATTTGGCGGTAAGCCTGACTATATCCACCCTGACGAGTTTGTAAGGGTCAGGCAAATCGGAATCACGAAATGGGAAAAAGTCCGCAATACATTATTGCTAATATGCGAAACAAAAGGCGTGTCAGACGATTTCTTCCTGTTTAACGATGATTTCTATATCAACAATAAGGTCGAGAAATATGAGCCTGTCTATGACGGCGATATATATCGTCACATTGTCGAGATTGAGGAACGTAATTACGATAAGCCATCAGTTTATACGGCACAGCTAAGGCAGATGGTAAAAGAGCTTAGAAAAGCTGTTCCTGACTCGCCGATGCTCAACTATGCAGTTCATATGCCGATTCTAATCAACAAGACGAAGGCACTCGAAGTGCTACGCAGATTCCAATCGCCAATGTTTAGGACGCTTTACGGCAACTATTGGAAGATTGGCGGAGTCGATATTAAGGACGGAAAGATTGTCCGCAGGAATCAGACGATTGAAGATTCCGCACCGTATCTTTCATCAGACGATAACGCATTCATGACACAAGATATTGGTCGATATATCAAAAAGAAGTTTTGTGAAAGGAGCAAATACGAAGATGACAAAACTCGATGAACTCAAAGTCAATCTAATCGTATGGAAACGCACGAAAAGCGTATCAACGGCAACGGACATATGCGAATGGCTAGTGAGGGAACTTCGCATCGGTGGAAATGGAAAGACTACTGATGCCACCCCATTAGAAGGGAAAATCGAAATCAAATGAAAGACGATTTTCAAGATTCGGTCGAGTTCCTTTACGGCGAGCCAACTATTGAAGAATAGAAAATCGCCTTTGTAGAACGGCGTAAAACTTCTAATGCACATTAGACAATCGAGCTTCGGAGCGTGGTAAGTTTTGCTTTCTAAAAGAATACATATCCAACAATCTATCATCGTTGATGTTTAAACATTTCCGTTCATAAATATCTAACTCTTGTTTGCGACAGCCACCTACTTTCTGTCGCTTTTGTTCCGAAGCACACTACTGTATGAGCCGAAATATTCAAAAGTTCTTAGGCATGAATCGGCTCAACTTAGGGGCAGGCTTCTTATCCTGCCCCACCATGAAAAAGATTTGAGGAGGTTTGAAAAATGGGAAGAACAATTTGTCAAAGTGCGGAGGGCATGAGAGGTGTCGAGAGAGTCGCATATTGGGATTCGTGAGGTCGATGGACTCACGATTATTTTTTGGGACGCTCGAACAATCTATGTCAAAACAACTTTTGGAAATTGGGTCATATTTCACAGATGGTTTCATATTGAACGCAACTTCTGTTCAAAGAACTTCAAACCATTTTCAAAGAAGCTTCGTCACAACAAGCATCTGACCTATTCGTATATAGCGAATATGGCATTGAAATATGACATCGAAATCACTTCGGCACGAGGGCAACCGAAGCTCGAAGGAAAGACAATTAAGATTCTGCCGAGCAAAGGCAGGAATAGGAATAAGGAGGACTAATGGAAACAGTATGGGAAGGCATCAAATGGGGAATCGGATTCTTCATCGCCGTTCTTATCGTGGTTGTGGCACTTGCCTTGATAGTTTCGATTATCGAGGAAGTTCAAGAAATTAAAAGGCAAAAGCAAGCGCAGGAAGGGAAGAAAAATGGCAAAAAAGTCGCAAGCAAAAATCGCAAGCGTTGAGCTATTTCTCAACGAGTGCTATCCGTGCCATGCGAGCAAGTATAGTGCTTTATACGATTGGGTAATATCGCAAGGAATCGCACTTCAAAAGTTCAGCACGAACAGAATCCCACTATCAAGGGCATGGCTTCAACTCGCAAGAAGCTTGAAGCAAGAATCCCAAATTGATGCGCCATTTGTTGTGATTACAACGGAAGATGGCGAGAAACATACATTCGCTTATGAAGATTTTTTGAAGAAAGGAGTCAAAATGTTCAGCAAAGCTGACCAAGATGAACTTCGCAACAGAATCCTCGTCAAAAAGGTTGATGTTGTGAAGGAAGTCAAAACAAATCGCAAAATTAAGACCAAGAAGGCAGACCTCAAAAAAGATGAGGTCGTATCCGCCAATATCGAGGAATAAAGGAAAGACTCAATATGGCGTTTGCCGAAGATTTGAAGGACGGAAAGAGAGCAGAAGAACTCGTGCGCTTCCAACTTCAATCGGCAGGCATATTTGAGGACATCTGGGATTGTTCAGACGATAAATATTTCCAAAGCAAAGACATCGATATTCTCGCTCTCAAAAAGGACGGCGGAATCGCCAAGATTGAAGTCAAGGCAGACCGCAAAGCACACGAAACAGGTAATCTCGTGTGGGAACAAAAGACGAGTGGGAATATCGGCTGTTTTGCCAAGACCGATGCAGACTTCATTGTCTATTATCTAGTTGGCGATGGCAGGACATATATATTCAAGCCAAACACGATGCGTGAGTATATCACGAAGCGCAATCAAAGGCTCGTGAAGATGGGGGATAATGCCGAAGGCTATCTTCTGAACATCATGGAACTCATAAAAAATAAGCAGATAATGAGGATATTATGAACTTACCAAAATTGAGCATCATTATCCCTGTGAAAGATGAAGCACGATTCATCACACGTTGTCTTGATAGCATCGTGAATCAGAACTCTGATGATATTGAAGTCATTGTGATTGATGACGGCTCGACTGATGGCACAACGGAAATCATGAAGGATTATTACGATATATCGAACTTCAATTTCTATCGTGCCGACAAGAGCAAAGGCGTATCGAGCGCACGCAACGCAGGCATATTGAAGGCAAGAGGCGAATATATCACATTCTTAGATGCTGATGACCAATACATCGACAAGGCAATCAAAATTATGCTCAAAGCCACCGAGCTGAATCGAGATGTTGTCCAATTCAACCATTATAAGTGTCTTGAAGGACAACTCATGATGTCGAGAAGCAGAAACAACACGGCAGGGATATATAGCATCACGAATCGTCCGAATAGCTATTGTATGGTGTGGAATAAAATCTATCGCCACAAGTTCATTGAGGATAATAGCATCACGTTCAAGGAAGGATTGCAGTTCGGCGAAGATGAACTGTTCAATATCAAATGTATGCTCGAAACGGACATATATTGCGTGAGAAAAGTGACAGTCGTAAAGCATTTCGATAATCGCATGAGCATCTGCCATCGGCTAACACCAGAACGAGTCCATAGGCAGGACGAAATCCTTGTTTCGTTATATTGGGGATTGCAATATCGAGGCTATCCAAAAGAAAAATGTGAAGCCGTTAAAGAAATAATCCGAGAGCATCGGAAATCAAAGTTATATCAAAATGTAGGATTGGAGTTGTTGAAATGAAATTAAAAAATAAAAAGACAGGCGAGATTATAGAAGGAAAAATTGAAATCCCTTGTTTCAATAAAAGTGCGTGGAGGCAATACAATTTTGATTCTCTCGCCGAACTCAACAAAGAATGGGAAGATTACGAACCAAAAGAACCTATCTTTGATGAGAAAATACGCAGAGGAATCAGGGCTTGGTGGGATATGCAGGACAATCCATTCAAGAGTGCCGCTGTTATGCACTGTGGGGGTAAAGACCTCGATGGCTTCTACCATTGGCGAATCTTCGGATATATCAGAGATGGCGAACAGAGGGAATCTACCGACCTTTGCTTCAGAACAAAGAAACTCTATGACTACGACAAGGTACATGACTATACGAAAGAAGAACTTTGTGGGGAGGAGGAAGAATGAAAGTTGAAATCAAGAAAATGAAATTGTCGGATTTGATTCCAACAACGAAGAATCCGAGAAAAATCAGCAAGGAGGATTTGGGACGTTTGCAGAAATCCGTCAAAGCGTTTCCAAAGATGCTCGATATCCGAGAAATCGTGATTGACGAGAACAACAGGATTCTCGGAGGGCATCAACGTGTCAAGGCGTTGCTCGCCAACGGCGAAACGGAAGTGAATGTCAAAGTCGTGTCAGGACTTACGGAAAAGGAAAAAGACGAGTTCATGATTCGTGATAACGTGCAAAATGGCGAATGGGATTTTGATTCGCTTGCAAATAATTGGGACGATTTGTCGTTAAGCGATTGGGGAGTTATTCCATCTTATAGCGAAAATGCCGTCGATGTTGAAAACTTTTTTGCTCCCCAGGCCGAACAAAAAAACGATGATAATACAAACGAAGTAAAAAGGTGTCCTGTGTGTGGAGCAATTCTAGAATGAACCTTTATTTAGCAGGAGATTGTTATCTTAAACAAATACTACAAAATAAAAAAGATGACGAACTTGCGCAAATTTATCTGTTGCGAACTTTTGCTTCAAAAGAGCCTTGGTTTTTTAAATACTATACAAAACTGAAAGATGTGATTCTCGATAGTGGAGCATTCACATTCATGGCAGGCGCAGATGTTTCAAAAATAGACTGGGATGAATACATCGAAAGATATGCACAATTCATAAAAGAAACAGGCGTGAAACATTTCATTGAATTAGATATTGACGTGATAGTCGGTTATGAAGAAGTAAAGAGGCTCAGAAAAAAATTGGTATTACTTACAAACAGACAGCCAATTCCTGTTTGGCATAAAACAAGAGGAAAAGATGAATTTATTAAAATGTGTCAAGAATTTGATTATGTAGCATTAGGAGGATTTGCGATTAAAAATTGGACGAAGAAAGATTTTAAATATATTCCGTGGTTTATTAAAACTGCGCACGACAATAAGACAAAAATTCATGGCCTTGGTTTTACATATTGCAAGGAGTTGAAAAAATATCACTTTGATTCGGTTGATAGTTCATCATGGACGATTGGAAACCGTTTTGGGTGCGTGTCGCAATTTCGTGGAAATGGAACTATAAAGAACCACGCAAGGCCAATTGGAACACGCATTCCAAATGAGAAACAACTTGCGCTTGCTACACATAACTTCAACGAATGGCTAAAAATGCAACGATATGCTGAGGAGGTGTTATGACATAAAAACATTCATCTTCTAAAATCATATATCTATATCAAATATAAGGAGGAAACCCTTGTGAAAAAAACCTACAAACTTTCATGGATTGCATCTGCATCTATTGCATCTTATGCAATCATCGCAGTTGCGAGCGACTTATTCGCAAATAAAATGCTAAATATAGGTGGATTGGCATTAGCAGGTGGAATTTTGCTTGTCCCATTTTCTTTTACGATTCGTGATGTAATGCACAAAATCATAGGATTTGAAAATGCGAAACGAGTTGTTTGGGCGACTGCAATAATCAACCTTATTATTGCCGCCTTGTTGATTGTTCTTGATATGATGCCGTCAGCAGTTCCAGGTCAAGATGAATTGTGGCATTCTGTGATGGGAACTTCATGGCGAATTATTATTGCAAGCTTCATCGCACAAGTTGTCGCAGATTTGATGGACACATATTCGTTTGAGTTCTTTACAAATAGATTCAACGGAAAGAAAACCTGGTTGCGTGTTGCATTATCGAATTTGATTTCAACTCCTATTGACTCTGCGCTATTCACGCTGATTGCATTCTTAGGTGTTTTGCCAATGGATGTGATGATAAATTCTATTATCAGTTCAACGATTGTGAAATTCGCAATCTCATTGTTTGCGATACCACTTGCATATGTTCGCACAAAGAAAGGCGATGAATGATTGAAATTGTTGGTCTTATTGCGACAATACTTGTCTTTGTTTCGTTCATACCAAAGAATATATTGTTCATTAGAATCATGAATTTGATTGGTTCGATTTTCTTTGTATTTTACGGATTTGGAGTTGGTGCATTTTGGACAGGTTTCATGAATGCCTGTTTGATTGCGGTCCATGCTTATCACATAATTAAAATTATAGGAGGCAAAAATGCCAGGAAAAATAAACTCTCTGACAAATAAGGAACAGAGCAAATATCTCAAAAACACATACAATGTCGAATGTATTATTTTAGAAGAAGAAGTTCAACACATTTGTCCATTAGGGGAACAGGTAGGAATCACAAAATATCATATCGAAATCGAACCTCACGAAAATTTAGCAGAACTCGTTCAATTACATTGGGACATTCAAGATTTGATGGGAAAGACATTCACATTAGAATCAGGCGCAAGCATGGTTTTGGAAATTGTGAAGAAAGCATATATAGACCCATATTTCGTGAGCGTGTCTGCTTCATGCGATAAAAATAGGCATATGCCTGCAAAAATTGAGGTTTCATATCATGAGCAATAACCCTACAAGGCAACGGAAGCCTAGTTTTGGGAAAGGGGGAGTTCCAACTCCCCCTGGATTCGAAGCGCATCCAGAACGCAGGCACAATGGCGCATGGAAAAAAGAAGATACTGCTCGATATAAATTAGAACAAATGATGAAAATGAGCGAGCAAGAGTTAATTGCAATAATTAAAGATAAAGATGCACCATATTTTGAACGCAAACTTGCAACCTGCATAAATAAAGGGGATTGGGGTGAATTATCTGGAATGATGAATCAAGTTTATGGAATGCCTAAGCAAATCAACGAGAATAAGAATATCGAAATCAAGCCGATATTGCCGATGAAGGATAAGAAATGACCCCAGAGCGAATCAAGAAAATCATCAAGAAGAATTGCAAGCCAGTTGCGCCAAATGATTACCAAAAAACGGAACTCGCTCGGAAATATAATCCAGAAACAAAAGAACATGATGAAATGATAGACGAATACTTGAGGTATATCTCATTATGAATCTTCAAGAAACCACCGCTCTGCGAAAAATTATGGCGATGAAGAAGCGCATCAGAATTGTGCAGGGCGGAACATCGGCAGGCAAGACCTTCGATATTCTGCTCGATGAACTCAATGAAGCGATTCTGCAAAAAGGAATCCTTACGACTATCATGTCAGACACGATGCCGAATCTTCGTCATGGTGCGATGCGAGATTTTTTGAAGATATGCAACGAAACGAACATCATTCAGGTTGCCGAGTGGAACTCTACCTATTCAACGCTCACTTTGCCGAACAGGTCTGTGATTGAGTTCTATTCAGCAGACTCAGAAGATGCACTTGGCGCACGCCGTGATAGATTATTCATCAACGAAGCGAATCGTATCACGAAAGAAGCGTTCGACCAGTTGGAAGTTCGCACAGAGCAGAAAATCACATTAGACTTCAATCCGTCCAATAAGTTTTGGGCGCATGACCTTCTTACACGTCCTGACGTAGATTTCGTGAAGCTAAACTACCTAGACAACGAAGCGTTGTCTGACAATATCCGAAACACGCTTGAACTTCGCAAAGGCGATGGCACATCGAACTGGTGGCGAGTGTATGGACTAGGCGAAATCGGCTCGCTCGAAGGAAATGTCTATGAAGGTTGGATTCCTTATGATGAGATTCCAAAGACTGCGATTCTTAAACGATATGGTGTCGATTTCGGCTTCTCGAATGACCCAACGGCGGTGGTTGCCGTGTATGAGGACGAGGACGAGTCGTTGTATCTCAAAACCGAGTTATGCGCCGTCAAAATGCTCACTCCTGACCTCATAAAACGACTTCAGACGCTTCCTGATGGTCTATTCGTATGTGATAACGCTCGACCTGAAATCATAGCTGAAATGCAAGCGAATGGGCTTCGTGCGATTCCGAGCAACAAGACCGCAGGCGAGAAAATGAACGGTAAGCGATACAATATCGAACTCGTGATGCGCAGGAAGATTCACTATCTCGCAACGGACAAAGAACTCGAATCGGAATATCTGACGTACGCTTGGCGCAAGAAGAAGGATGGCACTATCATTGATGAGCCAGTTGATGGGAACGACCACATTCTCGATGCGCTCGCCTATGCCGTCAGAGATATGGAGCGGAAGCCGATTCAATACGCAAGTTTGCGCTAAAAATCACGAAAAATTGCAAAAGATTTTTGAAAGATTTTTTCCGAGTTTTGCACAGTTTTGAAAAATAACAGATAGAAACCTGTGGAAAACTTTGTCAAAAAAAGTCTAAAAAAGTGCTTGACTTATATACTCCGTAGGCGTATAATTAAAGTATAAACAACAAACGAAAGGAAGCAAAATGAATAACCCAATATCAACCGAACAATACAAAAAGCTCATCAAGAAAGCCGACAAGATGAGTGAAGAATGGGCAAAGAACAATCCAACCGCTCAACGCCAAGCCGATTTCAGCACAGGTCTAAGCAGAATGCTCGATGTTGTCTTCTTCGCAGAAGACAAGGAAATCTTCGACAATGAAACTACTAACATCAGCATCAACAAAGAACAGGTCAAAATGCTCAAAGACTTACTCGACAACAGCGAAGAAGGCAAACACGCACTTGCTATTCTCGGCTTATAATCAACGAAACGCAACGAAAGGAAACGCATATGAAACGCACAAAGAAATACCCAACAACAGAAACATTCATATTCACGAACACGAATCCGAAAGGATTACTCACGACAGGCGATTGCGTGGTAAGAGCCATCAGCATCGCAACAGGCAAGGAATGGAAGGAAGTTGTGATGGGGCTTGCAGAAACGGCTTGCGAAACATCATTCTCGCCACTCTCTCGTGAGAACTACGATGTATATCTCACTCGCAACGGTTGGAAGAAGATGCCAATGCCAAAGCACGCCAACGGCACGAAATACACAGCCAAAGAGTTCTGCAAGGAACACAAGACAGGCACATTCGTCTGCAACATCGCAAACCACACATTCTGCGTGAAGAACGGCAGAGTTCATGACACATGGGATGTGTCGAAGTATAGCAAACGACTCGGCAATTATTGGAAACAGGCATAAGGAAAGGAGCAAGCATGACAAAAGGTTTCATCGTTTGGAATCAAACGACTTACGACACAGGCTATCAGTTCTTCGGCGTGTATCGCACGAGGAAGGAAGCCGAAGCACGACTCCGAGAAGTCGTGAAGAAACGATTCGGCAAACTGCCGAGGGATTGGGACGAACTCATCGAGTGGGAGGGCGATGAGGATTCGTTCAACATCACGAAGTTCGATGGGGACGAGGACTTCAAGCTATTATCAGAAATCAGGAAGGAAGCATAATGGAATACTATAAAAACGAAATCAAAGAAGTTTTAGAGAACCTAATAAATGATGGTTATGAAACAAAAGACGAAATCTTGAATCGCTGGGAAGAAGGCGACACGCAGGACGATTTTGGGAACATAACAGGGAGCAGATTTTGCTCAGATTACAAAGCACGAGAAGCTTTGAAAGAAGCAGGATTCCCATTCGATGACGAATTAAATAGTTTGCTTGAAGATTGTGGCTATGACATGACAATCTTAAATAGAGGCGCAGAAGTTGTTGATGTCATCTTATGCGAACTTGTATGCCCTTTCGTGATTGACGATTTGAGAAAGGAAGCATAATGGACAAAGAACTCGCATCGCAAATCAAGGAAATCGTAAAATCGGTTTTGGCAGAGAATCTCAAAAGTGATGTTCTCGCAATCATCCCATCGCAATCACTAATTGTGCCAATAGACAAGTCGGAAGCAACTCAATATCTGAAGAAAAAGACAGGCGCAATCTTTGTCGATATTCCTGAACTATCGGCAGACACTGACGAGCGCATCGCAGACATCGCAATTGCAGTTGGAAGGCGTTTAGAACGCTTTGAGCGTGGCAGAAAGGCAAACGCAGGTCGAACTATCGACTCACGCCGAAAAATCGCACAGAACGCAATCCAGACACGTTGGAACGCAAAATCGTGATATACTAGAAGCACTCCAATTTGTTAGAGCCACCGTAACAGGTGGCTTTTTGTTGCCACCCCAATTCAGCGAACAATGAGGGTATGTTCAACAAAATAAAATCAATGCTCAATATGAGCGATTCAAAATCGAAGCAGACGGTGGCTTCAAAGTCTTACCAATATCAAGTGGGCGGGACACCGTATCATCACGGCTCATGGACTTATGATTTTGCCAAAGGCATGGCTTATGATAACGTCTATCCGTCAATCAGCAAAATCGTGAATGAGTTTGTGAATATCCGTCCTTACGCAATCGATGCCAATGGCGAGCAACAACAGGACGTGCCAATCATCAACAAGATATACCACCCGAATCAGCAAATGAGTTCGGCGGACTTCCGTGAGGCTCTTGCAGTATCGACACTCACGCATCGCAAAACATACCTTCTTGTATGGCACTATGAGGACGGCGAGCTTCGTGCAGGCGGTGGCAACGTAACGCCAGACAACATCGCAGGCTTCACGTTCATTGAAGGTTGCTATGTCATCGTAGATGCTGATGGCAATAAGACGTATAAATCGCCAAATCTCAAATACGGGTACACCGACAAAGACGTTATCGAAATATATGCAGGCATTGACCCATATGACCTTAACGCAGGCTATTCGCCAACGCAGGCGGTGCAGAAATGGGCAAACATCGATGACTTCATCGCTAATTTCGAGGCAGGTCATTTCGAGAACGGTGCCGTTCCTGCAGGTCAGTTCATTATTACTGCTCCAAGTCCAGAAGCCTTCAATGACATTGTAGATTCAATGCAAATGAAGTTCAGAGGCTCTGGCAACAATAACAGCGTGGCTTATGTCCATCGTCCAATATCTGCCGACACAGGCGCAGTTCAGCCTGCTCAAATCGAGTGGATTCCGTTTGCTCAATCCAACAAGGATATGTCGCTCGACACGATATTCAAGCAGGTCAATGACAAGATTGACTCAACCTTCGGCGTGCCTGCTTCTGTTCGTGGTGTGAATGAGAATAAGGGCTATGCTTCGGTGCGTATCGACCAACAAATCTTTATCCGCTACACCATCAAACCATTCGCCACAAAGATTTGGACTCGCTTCACGCATGAGATGAATCGCATCACAGGCGGACTTGGCGTGGCGATTACTTTCGACCTCGAAATCCCAAATATCGCAGAAGAAGAAAAAGTTGAAGCTGAACGCAAGAATATCGAAGCGGATATTATCGGCAAAATGCTCGACAGAGGCTATTCGCTCGACTCGATATGCGATGCCTTTGAGCTTTCCAATGCTCGCAAGCTCTTGCAGGAAGGCGAGCCTGATGATGGCGAAATCGAGAACGATAAGCCAGACGTAGATGAAGGCGATGAGGTGGAAGATACCCCAGAAGTTGCCGTCACAAAAGCTTGTTCGCATCATCACAACGAAGTGAGCAAGTCAGCGGACAAAAAGACTTTAAAAGACTTACGCCAACTGCTCAATAACTATTTCGAGAGCGTGATAGATGCTACGCTCAACGAAAGCGGATTGGCGAAGAAAAGCATCTCTGCCGAAGGTCTTGAACAGTATGACTTAGATGGCGATGGGCTAATCAACGAAGCGGAAGCGCAGGCGATTCCAATTCCTGACCCATCAGAAGAAAGCAAATATACGCTTCAAAAGGCATTACTCGCAATCTTACTCGCTCGCATGATTCTGTCAGGCGAGAAACGCTATCAGGACACGATTAAACGCTTCGGAATCACAATCACGATTCCAGAGCTTGAACATTACGCAGTTTCCGAGATGGCACAAAAGGAATACGAGAAGCTTATCAACAAAGTTGCTAATTCCTACTCCGACCAAATTATTACAGCCATCAGAAACGCTATCGATAATACCGCAAGGCGAGATGGTGCGACCGTGAATGACTTACGCAACGCAATCCAGAACTCGCTCAAAGAAAACGAGTGGCGAATCGATAGAATCGTGAATACGGAGGAACACAGAGCCGACAATCTCGGACAAGTTGATGCCGTTGAGGAATTAGGCAAAGTGACAGGCAAGCAATTCGGCTTCAAATGGAAAACCACTTCAGCCGAGCCTTGTGATTTCTGCCAATACATGAACGGCACTATCGTAAAGACAGGCGAAGCGTTTGTGCCACTAGGCGGAAAGATTGAAACGTCAGATGCGATATATCTCAACGATTATGACGATATGCTGACACCAAACGCACACCCTAATTGTCAATGTATCTTTGAAGTGGTGGAAATGTAGTATGAAGATTTGTTGTAAATATTGCGGACGATACCTAATGGACGTAAAAGGCACGACCATCATCGAAAATCTCATCTGCCCAAACTCGAAGTGCAAAGCGCACTTGAATATCAAGGTCATCACTCCGAAATCGACAGTTGATGAAATCAATTACAAGTTCGTTTCGCCTGAAATCCCACCAAAAGAAAAAACACCACCCAACGAAGAATCATAATAAAATAGGCAACCAAGTTATAGCCACAAAACCGCCGAACTCCCTACCCATCGGCGGTTTTTTGTTTGCCACCCCTCTGCCTCGAAGAATAAGTATCAGACGAATCAATGCTCACATGAGCGATGCGTTGAATATCAAAATAAAGGGTTTTATGGCAGAAGAAATGAAAACCAAATCCCTGTCGTTTAGCGTTGTCAAAGCAAAAGATGCAACTGACGGCGAGCGCAGGATTCAATTCGTTGCTTCTTCAAACCAAGAGGACAGGCACGGCGAGCGAGTCGATGTCGCATCACTCCGTTTGCCATTGAAGTCAGGTGGCGAGATTCGTGTTTCGCAGATTGGCGAAGATGGCGTTGAAGGTGTCGATGTTCCGTTGATGCTCAATCACTCTTTCGATGTTAAAGACGTTATCGGAAGCGTGAGAAAAGCATTTTACACAGACGGCGAACTCGTGTTCGAGGCAGGATTCTCAAAGGGCGAGATTGCTCAAAACATTCTCACGCTCTTAGAGGAAGGTCATCTTTCAAATGCGTTCTCGATTACGATGAGCGATTTTGATTACGACCCTGAAACTGCCGTGATTTCCAATGCGGAAGTCATTGAAGTGTCAGTTGTCTTTCGTGGGGCGAACAAAGAAGCAAGATTACTTGCCATCAAAGACCTACTCGGAGGCGAAAACATGGAAGAAGCCGAAAAAGTGGAAGTCGAGCAGACCGAAGCTGAAACGGTTGAAAAACCTGTCGTTGAGGAAGCGGAAGCAGAAACCGAAGCGGAAGAATCCTCCGACAAAGAGCCTGAAACCGCCGAAGAAACGGTTGATGAAGGCGAAACGGTTGAGAAAGATGCCGAGCCAGAGGAAGAAACCCCTGACGAAAATCTTTCAGAAGAAATAACAGAAGAAAAGGAATCCGAAATGGACAAAGAAATTGCAAAGGACGCTGTTGCTCCAAAAGCAACTCCAGTTCAGGCAGTAAAATCTAGCGATTACTTGAAATCCAAAGAGGCTCTCAAAGATTTCAAAAATATCGTCATGAAGCACCATCGTGGCACTAATGACCAAATCATGAAGGCTTGGATGGACAATCTCAAGAGCAAGGAAATCGGTGGCGATGCCATCTTGCCTGCTCGTATCGAACAAATCTTCTTCAAGACTTGGGTCGATAAGGCTGAAATCCTTAATACCTTCCGTCAGCTTGGCGCACGTTCTGGTGCCGTCTATGCTATGAAGGCAACCGCCTATGGCACCGCACAGGCTCATGAAAAGGGCGAAACCAAAGTCAATCAGGAGCTTGAAGCAATCCGCCGTGACCTCAAAGGTTTGGGCATCTACAAGAAACTTCCTATCGATTTGCAGGATTTGTTTGATGACGAGTCTGGCGAACTCCTCGCCTTCCGTGTAGAGGAACTCGCAGGTCGTGTCGCTCACGCTATCGTTGTTGGTGCTATCGTTGGTGGCTACATTGATGCCAACGGTCGTGGCTTGTTCTCTATGGCAGGCGATTTGAATAACACCACCGAATCTGGTGCGACTGGCGATTATGCAAAGGCTGTTGCTACTGTCGTTGAAGCTGATGCAAACGATACTGACCTCGCCAAAGCCATCAAGACTGTTGGTGCCGTCAAGGGCAATCGCCGTATCCTCATCGCAGGCGAAGGCTTTATGACTAACGCTCGCATCGCTCTTATCGGCATGAACTATCCTGTTGCTGATATTGCCGAGTTTGTCGGTGCTGATGAAATCTACGAACTCGAAGAAATGAGCGCATCTGGCTATGACCTCATCGCTTACAGCCGTGACGCTTATGTCCTCGCAGGCGAGCGCAACGCTACCGTCCGCACGGACTTCGACTTAAGCACCAACCAAGACGTCATGCTTGTTGAACGCTATGTCGCAGGCTCGATTACTGGTTACAAGAATCTCGCAGGTTATCCAACTGCTGAAAGCTAAAAATAGGAAAAAGGAACGATTATGGCGTATATCACAGTCAATGAAGCATCAATCTTACTTGGTCGTTCCTTAACGACTGCCGAAGCCAATTCCTTTGATGTATGGGAAAGCGTGGCGGAATCACAACTCGCCGACTTGTTATGCGTTGCGAGCCTAGACGAACTCGGATATGAAGAATTACCTGCCGACCTCGCTCTCGTGCTTGCACGCTTAACAGTTGGCATTGGAACTGAGAACGAAATCCCTCTTGGTGTTTCATCTAAGAAGGTTGAGGATTTCAGTATCAATTACGACACAGCAACTCGCAACGATTTCTTCGTAAGTCTTGCGAAAGTGAATAGCGCAACGCTCGCCAAATACTCAAAGTGTGGGATTCGGTATGGCAGAACATTAAAAGAAGAAGCGAGATATTACCATCATGACCGTGTTTGATGTTTTCCGAGAGGTTGATTATATATACTTGAAAATCAAGCGTGGGCAAGTTTTCGGAAACGTCATTGAAGAAGAAATACCGCTGAAAGGCATATTCAAAAGGCGTGAGAATCAGGAAACAATGAACAATATCGAATTGTATCAGAGCAACGCAACGATTCATGCACACCCAGAGGATTTCAACAACTTCAACGAACTCGTAGGAAATGGGGTGCGAGTTTGTGGGCAAGAATACGAAATTACGAATATGACTGTCGGCACAAACTTCGATACAGGCATGACGGAACATATCACACTCACGCTTCAAAGGGCGGTGTTCTCAAATGGCAACTGACCTTCAAGTCACTAGAATCAAGTTTGTCGATAAGTCCGCTGACGTTTTAAAGACCGAAACGGCACGAATCAACAATGCGCTCGCAAAGATGGGCGATTCCGTTCTTCACAGAGCAGAATTGTTTGCGCCTGTTCTTACAGGTGCTTTGCGAGATAATGGGGACGTTCAGCAAGGCAATTTCAAAGTTGTCATCGGCTTTGGTGGGCTAGAAGTCCCGTATGCTCGCCGAAGGCACTATGAGAACAAAAAACACCCTCAAACGAAACGTTATCTCGAAAGGGCAGGCGATGCTGTGGGGCGAGAAGGGATTATTAGATACTTATGATTACACTCAATCTTTTGAAACTATTAGAGAATAACAATCTAGGCGAAATAGACAAAGACCTATTTTGGCAGAAACTTACGCTCGGCAAGATTGGTGTATATATTTCGAGTATCGGCAATCCTGTCACTCGTGGCTCACGCACCATGACTTCTTTCGAGCTTTATTCGAGAGGCAATACTGATGTTGATGGCTATAAAAGGCTTGAATCCATCGTGAGCTTTCTCAACGCTTCCTATTCAGTTTGTTCTTTGCCATCTGTTACCATCGGCAACGAAGTGGTTGCTGATGTGGTTGAAAATATAACAATAATGCCATGCTCGACAATATCCAACGGCGGTCTTGATGACAACGGCAGGATTATTTGGACGGCAACTGGCACAATATATCACTAAAAGGAGTAACAATGTCCGTTCAGACATTAAAGGCAGGCACTTACGAGTTGAGCTTAGGCGATGTCCTCGTGCCGTCCGAATTGCTCGGCGATATTACCATCAATTATGATGAATCGACCGCCGAAGCAAGCACACAGGCAGGCACTCGTGTAATCCCTCTCGGCAAGCCTGCTACCGCAGAAGCGACTTTCACGTTGTTCCTTCCTTCCATTGATTACTTAGGCAATCTTTGGGAAGAAGCCTACACCGCAGGAACAGGCACCGCTGATGGTGGCAACATCATCTTCGGCAACGGCTCTTGCCAGACTCGTTCAGGACTCGCAATCAATATTCACAATGTTTGCGATAAGACCGATGCTAACGATATTCACATTTTCAGCGGTATCGTGAAGCAGACCTTCAATCCAACTCTAAGCGCAGGCGAAGTGTTGCAGGTTGAATCTACTATCTATATGCAACCAACTGATAATGGTTATATCCGTCTAGGCACAGGCGATACTACGCAGAAATCGCACTATGACGTTGCCTCACAAAGCACCGTTGCAGGCGAAGAAAGCTAATCAAAAATGCCACTCCGAAAGAGTGGCTTTTTGATGCTTATTTGCGGAGTGGTGCGCCTGCCCCATCTCTAAATGTGCCATTGAGAATCTTGATGATGTCGAGAATCCACCCAATGCAAAATATTCCTACCGTGCAGATATATAGCAAGCCTTTGCCAATATTACCTGCGTAAAAATGATGCAGACCAATAACTCCACCGAAGATGCAGAGCAAAAGAGCGGTTTGCTTTGATTTGTCGCTTGTTTGCACAACATATTGTTTTTCCATAAGAACTCCTTTTCCTTGACTCCATTATATCAGAGCCACCCCACACGTTTGAACAATGGGATTATAAGCAATTTTAATATCATATGGAATCAAATCAGATGTCAGATGCAATATCTATCTCAACTAGCAAGTATATCAAAACGATTGTCGTGAAAATCGACGAGCATACTTATCGAGTGCGTAAAATCGGCGCAGGCGAACAATTAGACTTGTCGAGCCTCGCAACAGAAGCGCAACGAGTCCAAATCGACATTCTTAACCTTCGTGGAAAATACGAGGCAGAAAAGGACGATGAGAAGAAGGCAAAGCTCGTCACGGAAATCGTTGAAACGATGAAACCATTATCCGAAATCCAACACAAACTCGAAGATGTCTATATCGGATTGTTTGATGATGGCGAAGGCGGTAAGTTTTCGACTCAACTCGTCAAATCACTTGGCATTGAGAAAGTTCAAGAGATGTATCAAGACATTATGAGCCATATGGGGAAGAATGATGAAAAATCTGCTTGAATTGATGCGACCAGATGACCGCAAAAAGATGATTGAGCGGTATAAGGCTCGTGTCGCACCAAGTGAGAAGAAAAATAAAATCTCAAACGAAATGTTTTTACTCGCTGATTTCGGATTGATGTTCGGTTGGCAGGCTGTTATCGCCGTCAGGAATAACGAAATCACTTGGGAAGAAATGTATGCTCTTTTAGAGGCAGGGCATAAAGTCCAATCAACGCATGAACTTGATGATGCAGTCATGACAACAACTGCTATCGGCACAGCGTTCTCGAAAAAAGGGCAAGCTCAAAGACATTTCAATCAAGGCATGAGAAAGCATTTGGAAAGGGTTGAATAATATGGCAATAGCAGGGCGGATTGAATATGAAATAACTGTCAATCAGTCAGGACTTACCAAAGGGCTTGATGAAGCCAAAAAAGAAACAAACAAGTTTGCCGATACTTTAAAAAGCG